GCGACACCGTGCGTCGCGTTGGTGGTGGCCACGTCGGCGACGTGAACGCACGAGTTCCGGCCCGGCTGCGTGACCCGCAGCAGCTCCCGGATGATGTAGCCGTAATGCTCCAGGAACTCCTCGTTCCCGGACGAGTTCCCCAGGTCACGGGCGCTCGCGGAATATACATATAAGCCGGAGAACGGTGGGGAGTACACCGACAGGCCCACCGAATCGTCCGCCAGCTCACGGAGCCGTTCGCACGAATCCCCGAGCAGCGCGTCCCAGCCGGCGCCGGACGCCTGATCGGTCACATATTCGTCCACAGTGCTTTTCCCCCTCGTTATGCAGCGACGCTGCTGATGCGGTTACGGCTCATCGCCCGGACCAGTTCGCCCATGAACTCGTCCGCTTCCTGCTCTTTGCGGGCCACGTTCGCGGCTATCTGTGATTCCAGTTCCGACAGGACGACGTGGGCGTGCACGACCCGGGTCTGCCCGTAGCGGTGGCACCGGCGGATCGCCTGGAAATAGTCCTCGTAGCTGTCAGACAGGCCCACGAACGCCATGCGGGCGCAGTGCTGCCAGTTCAAGCCCCGCGACGCGATCGACGGTTTCGTGATCAGTACGGGAATGTCGCCGTCGGCGAACGCCAGCAAGGCTTCCGCTTTCTGCTCCGGGCTCATCGAGCCGTGAACGTTTACCGCCCCGGGAATCAGGTCGGCGAGCAGGTCGGCTTCGGCATTCAGGCCGCACCACAACAGCCACGACTCGTCCGGTTCGGCGGCGACCAGTTCCGCGGCGCGTTCGCAGCGGGCCTGCAACGTCTGCTTCCGTACTCGTGCCCGACCGCCCACGCCGCCCAGGTCGGTGGCGAACAGTTGCCCCTCCACGTCCACGTCTACCGGCAACAATTCCGGGATGACCCGCAGGCCGGGAAGGTCGTATCCGTCGTCCAGGTAGCCCATGTCCGACGGCCGGCGTAACGCCAACGCCCACGAGGACATCCACCGGAACATGGGCGCCTTCGCGTGACCTTTCAGCCGCCACCCTTCATCGTCGTGAATGAAGTAGGTGGCGAGCATGTCCAACCGGGACGACACCCCTAAGAACGCGGCCTGGTTCGTGAGTTCTTCCGCATCGTTTGGGCGGGGCGTGGCCGTGCACGAAATCCGGCGCGGCACGTCAGTGAACATGTCGACCAGCAGATTCCGGGTCTTACCGGTGCTGTCCCGCAAGATCGAACCCTCGTCCAGAACAACCGCGTCCAAGCCGGCCGCGTCGAACCGGTGTGCCATCTCGTAGTTGGAGATCCACACCCCGGGACCGGTGATCTGGTCGGCGTCACGCACATACCGGACTTCCAGATCCAGATGCCGTTCCGCCTCGCGGATGGTCTGCTGACACACAGCCAGCGGCGCCAGGATCAGCGACGTATCACCCGACAGTCGCGCCCACTCCAACTGCATCACCGTCTTGCCGGTGCCCGTCGTGGTCCACAACCCCGCGCGGCCCTGGCGGACGGCCCACGCCACAATCTCCGCCTGCCACCGGTGCAGAAACGGGTGGACCTCACCCGGGGCGCAGTCCATCCCGACGGCTGACGGATTGCGCCGCTTCGATGCGAGGAAGCTCGCGTAATCGCTCATGCCGCACCGTCCTCTCGTGAGTTGATTCGAATGAGCCAGCCGACAGCCAACGCCTCACCCGTATGGGTCTCGGCGAACTCGTTGTGCGGATCGCAGGACGCCGCCCAATACCGGCGGTCCCGAAGCCGGAGCCCGTCCCTGCCCCGCTTGTGGTGCAACACAGTCGACGCGGCCGGGCAGCCCGGGAACTGGCATCGCGGATGGTCGGCGAGGAACGCCAGCATCTCCGGCACGTACAGCCGCATCTCCGCTGCCTTCTTCTTCGACCTCGGTGCGAGCCGCTGAGAGGCCCGTGACAGCTTCCCGGCATCCAGGGACACCCGGACAGGCCTAAACGGGGGCCTACGCAACACTGAGCGGGCCGCAGGAAGGGTCGAGTTCCAAGCCCTCCCCGTCTTCTCTGGCTTCTCGCGGGGTAACGGTTTAGGGCAAGGCGTCACGCCACACCACCAAGATCGCGGGCGTGAAGCATCTTGCGACGCTCTCGTTCTGATTTGCCTCCGTAAATCCCGTACCGCTCCGCGTTGTCCAGGGCGAATTCCAGGCACTCGGCCTGAACATCGCAGTCCGCGCAGATCTTCTTCGCTGGCGTGGTCGAGCCGCCCTTATCCGGGAACCACAACTCCGGGTCGGTCTGCGCGCACAGGGCCCGCTCCTGCCAGTCGCCCTCGCCGGGTTGGGATAACCCGAGCCATTCCGCGAACGCCGTCATGACGCCACCTCGATCCGTACAGAATTCGCCAATACCAGGGCCCCCGTACGGGCCAGCGTCTCCGCAGCAGCTAGTAACAGGCCGGCATCGGATAGGGCCTTCATGCGGCTGCAAACCAGCACTTCATATCCCGGCCACCACCGCCGCGATCCTGATCCGAAGCCAGTATTGATTGCCCGCAGATGTCCTGTGCGAGTCCAATAGTCGACCTGCCGGTAGGTGGCGCCGGATTGCTCGACCAAGTCGTCGGCACCGACGTATCCGAAGGGCGGTTCATGCGCGGTCATGACGCCACCCGCCCGCGGCTTCGCTGCCACAGGATCTCCCCGAGTTTCACTCGACTCTCGTTCCCCGCCAGATACAGGGCGTGCGCGGCATAGATCTGCGCTGGCGTCCACGCCACATCCCCGTCGAGGGGGAGGTCCCGTGATCCGAGGACCACGTCGGCTGGCATCTGCCCCGCCATCAGGACCGCCACGGCCCGTAGCGATTCGACGGACAGGCCGGTGAGGATGGCGTGGGTTTCGGCTATGGCGCGGTCGTGCACGGCGCAGAGCAGCGCTGCGACGGTGGGCTGATGGGCAGCGAGTTCTTCGTCAGTCATCGGTCACCTCCCGGTCGGGGTCGTCGTGTGGGGTTTTCGCTTTGGCCCGGCAGGACTGCATCTGCTGCTCGACGACGTCTTTGTCGACGTGCCGGACCCAGCGGGTGCAGGTGCAGGACGACATCCAGGGCCACGGGTCGCCCGGCTTTTCGGGTGGCACCCGCCGGGCCGGCATGACGACGTGCGCGGTCACGGTTCGATTGCCGTTCGATCCGCCGCGACTCTCGCCTCGATCTCGGCCACGACTTCGCTCATCGGCCGGTACGCCGGGCTCGACCCGCCGGCCGCGCGCCGGACCGCGGCGAGCACATCGCCGGGCATCAACGTCCGATCCGTCTCGGTCCGGTAATGCTCGGTGACAGCGGCCAGGGCGAGGTCGAAGTTGATGTCCCCGAGGGCTTCGGTCCAGGCTGCAACGATCAGCGGATCGGGTTTCCGGAAGCGCGGATCGAATGCGGACGCCTTGGCGAGCACGGCCCGGGCGGTGAGTTCGGCTGTCACGTGATCGCCTTTCGTTCATCGATCGGAATGGTCATCCATCCGGAGGCTTTCTCGGATGCGGTTTGGGATCGGGGCGGTGATGCGCGGGACCCGCGGTTTTCCATTTCGCGGCGCAGCCAGTTCCGCCACGTCGCGGACCAGTCGGCTTTGCGGCCTCGTGCGCCGGGCATGCCGCGCCAGTAGTCGCAGAACGATTCGGTGCATCGGCGGGACCAGTCGTCGGGATTGCCTTCGGCGCGGGACCAAGTGATGTCGGCGGCGGACGGCTGCCACCCGTCGGGAATCCGGGTCCCTTTCGGATCGGGTTCCTCCGGGGTGTCATCCGCGCTCTGCGCGGCGCTGACATGCTCCATGCTCCCTGCTACCTGCTCCCTGCTACCTGCTACATAAAGAGGCGCTAATTGTTCTGGCGGATCAGCGTCCCGCGCAGACTCATCGGAGAAAATCTGCGCGGGACTCGGATCAGGTGGCGCAGGAATGCGGGAAGCGGCTTTCGCAGGTTCCAAACGCTGATGATTAGGCAGCTTCGGGACGTAAAGGAACGGGTCGCCGTCGACCTCGTACCGAACAATACGTCCCGCGACCGCCAACTCCTCCAGCCACCGGTCGACAATGGCCGGCGTAACGTCGTCGTCGTACGGAAAGGCGCGACCTTTCAGCCAGTCCGGGTCGCCGTTGCACCGCGCGTGCTCATCGGACTGATTCCACAGCGCCATATACAGCATCCGGGCGTCGCGGGAGGTCGACCGGGCCAGCTTCCGGTCGTCCCAGAATTCGGGCTTAATGCTCCTGATTCGAGCCACAGGCCAAACGCCCTTCTGTTAGCTGATCTGGTCTTGGTGAAGGCGACAGCCGCAGCGGCGTGGCTTGTCGCCGGGCGCATGGATGCTCGATACCGAGCAGCCGCGCGGTGGGCCGGCGCCGCGGATCGAATGCATCGCCGCGGAATGCCCGCACGAGCACGGCGCGGGCGGTCGAGGTTCGAGCGTGTGGCCGCAGGTGGGGCAAGCCGCGGTCATATCGGTGCCCACGGGTCATAGATGCCGATCAGGTGGCGGCGCCCGGTTGGATTGCCGGCGTCGCTCAGGACTATGTGGCGGGGGATTCCGTCGAATCCGTCCTCGACGATTTCCACGATGCTGGCCGGGACGATGCCGCAGCGCTGGCAGTACCAGCGCTGGTCGATCCCCGGGGGATCGGCGACGGCGTTCACCGGTGCCGCGCTAGGTAGCGGCCGAACAGGGCGTCGCTGGCGCTGAGGCCCAGGACGTCCAGGAGGAGGCGGGCGTCCGCTGCATCGTGGGCCCGGTCCATGACGACCCAGGCTGCGAGGGCTTCGTTGTCCGGCTCGGGATGGACGGGGCTGATGGTGGAGGCGGCGTCGATGTCTTTCCCGACGGCGGTCATTCATCCCGCCCGGGCAGCAGGTAGTCCAGGGCCATCGCGAGCAGGATCACAACGATGCCGACGATGATGAGGCGGATGTACGTGTCGGTCACGGGGTACCACCGTGGGTGGCACCCTCGCCGCCGGTGTGCGAGTCCGCAGCGGCGAGGGTGTCCGTCTGGCCTGCCGGCCCGCCGTCGCCGGGAGTCTCCGCCACCACATTCGCGGCGGTGTCTCCGTTTCGTGGCGACGGTTCCTCAGTAGGGCCGGCAGGGGTCAGGGGGGTGTTGCCGCGCTCGCCGACCGGGCGGGTCGTGGCACCGCGGGCCCCGGTCGTGGGGATGCGGTCGGCGGCGGGCCAGCGGTTCAGGATCTCCACGACGTGCACCGCGTCGGGCCGGGACATGGTGTGCTTGCCGCCGGAATGCAGTACGTCGTTGAGGCTGAATTCGAGGAGCTTCACGGGGTGTCCTTTGCGGTAGGGGGCCCGGCGAGGCGCAGCACGGGGGGACACCACGCCTCGCCGGGAATTGCTGCCGCGTCACGCAAGGGGGAACAAGGTGACGGGGCAGCGGTATGGAGGGATTGGAGTTCGAGTCGGGTCGCGTTCGGCCAGTCCGGCCGGCCGTCGGTGATGCCGGCCAGGAGGTAGGCGCCGAACGCGAGGTCGGTCACCGGTCGTTGTCCGTCGCTTCGCGGACGGTGTAGACCGTCTTGCCCGCGGACCGGTACTTGTCCAGGTCGATGCCGTCCTTGCTGGCCCGCTTGGGATCAACCGATCCCTTGCGGTCGGACGGGAAGACTTGGACGCCCCAGCCGCGGGACTTGTTTCCGCCGGAGAGCCGGACCAGTTCGTCGCGGGCGGCGTCCATCAGTTCTTCGGCACGGCGTTTCGCGGCGCGGGCTTCTTTCCATTCCAGCGCCGCGAGCTGCCATTCCGGGTCGGCCCGCTCGTCGACCAGCGGCTGCAGGTACGGCTCGGCCTTGTCGAGGTCGGCGATGATGGCGTCGTATTCGGCGAGGAATTCGGTGATCGGTTCGTGGACGGTGGCGTACCAGTCGGGGTCGCGGTCCACTCTGGACACGGCGATCCCGGATGGCCGCCACACCACGAGGTCGCCCCAGAACCGTCCCGTGCATTCGATCTGCAGACGGATCTGCGTCTCGTAGTCGGGTCGTTCAGAAATGTCGGCGTAGGTGCCGCGGAACGGGGCCTTGACCTCGACCAGCCCGTCCTGCTCGACGAGGCCGAGCCCGTCGGGGGTGGCGCCGAGGCGGGAGTGTTCGGGGTGGATGAAGAACTCGGTGCAGCCTAGGACGAGGACGCTGCGGAGGCGTTCATATTCGGTGATGCCGTCGGCCTCGTGGGCGTTCCCCCATTCGGTGGCGATGTTGCCGGTGAATTCCTGCGGCGCCCCGAAGTGCTGGCGCACCATCTCCCGCATCACCCCGGTCCGGTCGTTGTAGGGGGAGATGCCGAGCACGGCGGGAAGGCGGGATGCGGTGACCCTCCCGACGCGCTCGGGCGACAGTGCCGCGGTCATGCCGGCGTCCCCTGCAGCTCGTTCATCCGGGCCGACCACGTCTCTTTCAGCGGCTTCCGTGCCGCGGGGGAGAGAGGTGAGGCGGCGAGGCGACGGGCGATGTCGTTCAGCTCGTTCGCCGTGCTTGCCCCGGCGATGAACTGGGCCCAGTCCGATGCCGACGGTGCGGCTTCCGGGGTGTCTACGGGTTCGCTGCGCTGACGCTGCTGGGCCCGCGACGCGGCCTCCCCGTCGTCGTCCTCCGGCGCGATCCCGAGTAACGCCATAGCGGCGTACCGGCGGGCGTAGGTGAGCGCTGAGCCTTCCGCCTGCGGGTCGGACTTCACCGGATTGAGCTGGTAGTACGACGCCATCCACTGGCCCGAGACGTGCATGAGCCGGGAGACGAGGACGTTCTTTCCGTCGATCACGTCGATCGGCTGGGACAGCAGGATGTCGTTGTCCAGCAGTGCGCCTTCCACGGCGTCCAGGACGCCAGTGAGCGACACGAACTTGGAATGGAAGTGCGGGTTCTCCGAGTCCTTCACGGCCGGCTTGAACTTCTTCTTGGCGGCCAGCAAGGAGGACATCAGTTCGCCGATGGACTCGCTCATGAGCGCGGTCATGACTGGCCGCCCTGCTCGATCTGCAACTGCAGGTTGGCGAGGTCAGTGAAGGCCGCCGCGATACGACCGGAGATCTCCGAGTTACTTGGATAGACGACCACGTCGGGGCCGAGGTGGACGACACCGAACCTGCCGCCGTCCGGGCGCGTGAGGACGTCGGGCGTGATCTCGTCGCCGTCGTACAGGTGCAGGTTGGCAGTGAGCTGGCCAGCCATTCAGGCCACCGCCCCACGGAGCGTCGCGGCGTAGTCGACGGCGGCGAGCTTGAGCGCGGCGGACAGCTCGAATGCGGCCCGGTCCACGAGGGTGACGTGCGGGAAGGTGCCCGACTTGGCCACGGCGTGGCAGAGGGACGCGGCGAGCTTCACGGCGTCGGACGCGGTGAGGGTGAACGACGCCGCCCCGACCTCGTCGGCGAAGTACTCCTGCGCCAGCCGGTCCTCGACCTCGCGGCCGGCGGTGCCGATCGGGTGGTCACCCGCATTGATGAGCTGGGTGTCGGCGTCGTCCGCGCCTTTCAGGACCCGGCCCAGGACGCCCCGGTCGGACGCGAGGCCCGCGGCGAGTGTCTGCGCGGACAGGGTGAGGGTGATGCGGCGCATCGGGCCGGCCTGCCGGGTAGCTTCTGCGGCGGGACGGACGGCGGTTGTGGTGGTCATGGTGTTCCCCCTTGCGATGTGGCCCGGTAGAGTTCGGGCCGTTCCCCGACCCGTCCGGCGTGGCTGCGCTGGGCGGGTCTTCCAATTCCTTGCGTGGGTGTCGGTGCCTTGCACGACCGATGGCTGCTGGTCACCCCGACTGCGCGCTACGCAGCCCAAGTCACTCCGCGCATGTCCTCACCCCCCGGTGAAATGCATCAGGCCGCTCGGCGCGATTTGCCGGTCCGAGTGCGGCGGCGCTTCTTGAGGTAGGCGGCGTACTGGTCCTCGCTGACGCGGATCCGGGCCTTGCCGTCGTTGCCGATGTCGACCCAGTCGAGCTCGCCGCTGCTGATGGCCCGGTAGACCGTGTGCTTCGACACCCTCATGCGTCCGGCGATCTCCAGGACGGTGTAGAGATCTGTCGACTGCTGGTCCGCCGGCTGCGTCATCAAGTATCGCACCGTCTCTCTATGTCTCATGAAGTGTTATGAGTACCGTAGCCCTCACTCAGATCGCCGTCAACGGCTACGGGGGGTGTCGTTACTAAAACGTGACCGCTCATGGTGTCTCTCGACGTCTCATCGTGTGTCTTAATGACGTATAGAGTGTCACATGGACTACTACGCTTGAGGGGGTGAGAGTCCCTATGCGACGCTATGAGACATGAGTACAGAGAGCGGTCGACGACTAGCGGGTCGGATCGCTCAATCAGAGATGTCCCGGAAGGGACTCGCGCACCTGAAAGTCGCACAGAGTGCGGGCCTATCGCGCGCCACCGTCGCCCGGGCGCTGCGCGGCGACGAAGCGATCCTGGACGAAACGCTCCACGGCATCGAAGGTGCGCTGAATATGCCCCGCGGATTGCTGGTCTGCGTCCGGAACGGAGACATCGCGCAGGTCCGAACGATGCAGTCGACGGCATCCGATCCGGACCTCATCCGCCATGTCATCTACCAAATGGAATCGGCCGAACGGGCCACCCAAATTTCGTAGTAACTAAGCGGAAGAAAGCCGTTACTTGTCGTAATGAACGTGCCTACACTCAGCACATTCGCAGGGCGGCGCGTTCGCCCCCACTCCACGGCCAAGCAGAGTCCTGGAGCGAACGCGCCTACAACCAGCAACGAGTGGGGGGACAGAACGTGACGTCGAGGTGGAGAGACATCGATAGGGGACGAGTTCTGGGATTCGGGGCCGGAGTGGTTGCAATGACGGCGGTGGTCACGACCATCATCGATGCGGTCCAGCAGCCACTGCACAGCGTGGGACGCACGCTGTTCGTCATCGCAGCAGTGCTCGCCACAGGATGGATGGTCGACCACAATCGGCCGCCGGCAGGGGACATCTACCAAGCCGGCTACGACGTCGGCTTCGGCAAGGGCTACGACGAGGGCCGAGCAGCCGTGCGACCAGTCGTCGTCCAGATCAACCGGGCCCGCGGCGACGCCCATGTTTCGTGCGTCGCCCGCGACGACCGCTAGCCCAAATTTGCATGCACTGGCGTAGTTGCGATGCAGGCCGATGCCACGCACCGCGCCGATGATCCAGAGACGAGGGGGAAGCGAATGTACTTGCGATCGTGGCTACTCATCCCGGGCGCCGACTCGGCACCCAGATCCTCACGGAACGGTCCATCAGGTGGCCGCACCGCAAGGACTTCGCCCTTGCCACCGGGCTTTCCGTACGCCTCCTCGCTGACATCGAAGGCGGCACCCGGACCAACTACTCGGCCCGGACCTTCGCCGCGATCGAGGCGGCGCTGGGCTGGGAGGGCGGCACCTGCGAACGCATCCTCGGCGGCGGGCGGATCCAGCGCTCCACCAACCCGAGCCTGCGCAGGGTCATCGAGCTCTGGCCGCTCCTGTCGGACGACGTGCAGCGGTCCGTCGCCACGCTCGTGGAGACCATCACCGAGTATTAGCCGGCGGTCGACGTGCCATACCTGAGGAAGCTCGAGCACGTCACCAAGGACGGCAAGAAGGTCGCCACCTGGCAGTCCACCATCCGGCTCGCGAACGGCAAGCGGCGCAGCGAGACCTTTCCCTTGAAGACGCAGGCCCGGGACTGGGGGCTCGAGGAGGAGGCGCGCATCCGCCGGGGCGACTGGCGCGACCCCCGGCTGAGCCGCACGACCGTGGAGGACTGGCACCGACGCTGGCGGGCGGCGCGCGTCGTCGAACCCGAGACCGACCGCGGCGACAAGGCCGGCCACGAACGGATCCTGGACGAATGGGCCGGCGAGATCCTGACCGGCGTCGGGCGCCTCGAGGTCCAGGCCTGGATCAAACGCATGGAGTCCGCGCAGATCGGCAAGGCCGCGATCCGCCGCACCTACAACCTCTTCCGCGCGATGATCAACTCAGCGCTCGACGAGGGCCTGATCGTCGCCGACCCGACCCGGAACATCACGCTGCCGGCGATGCCGAAGAAGCTGCCCCGATTCTTCACCCACGAGCAGGCCGCCGCGATCCTCGCCGAGATGCGGGAGCCGCACCGGACCTTCGCCGACCTCATGCTGTGGTGCGGCCTGCGCTGGGGCGAGGCCGCGGGCCTGCGCGCGTGCGACGTGATCTGGCTGCGGAAGCGGATCAGCATCGTCGGCGTGACGCGGCAGGACGGAACCTGGAAGGAGTATCCGAAGAACTCGGCCAGCCGAGCAGAGATCCCGGCTCCCGCTCACATCCTCGACGCGCTCTCCGTCGTGGCAGCTGGCGCCGATGGGGACGATCTGCTGTTCCGAACGAAGCGCGGCAATGCTCCGTTCAGCGGACCGAATTGGCTGACGCACTGGTGGTATCCAGCCATCGACGCGGCCAACGAGCGCGAGCGAGAACGGGCCCGGAGCGAGCGCCGCAAGGCGGCGCCGATACCCCGATATTCGCCGCACAAGTGCCGGCACACTGCGGCCTCGTGGCTGGTGCAGGATTCGGTGCCGATCTACGACGTGCAGCGGATCATGCGCCACGCCTCGGTGTCCACGACGCAGATCTACGCCCACCTCGCGCCGGACGGGTTCTCTGTCGTGACATCGTCGTGGGATCGGATGGTGACGCTGTCGCGACGCAGCGACGATTCGGGAGAGTCAGGCACGGGTGGGCTGACCAGCGTATGAGCGTTTTTGCACGTGTTTCCGAACAGCCACCATGTGGAGTGCGTCGCTCTGCTGCGTAGAGGCTCTTGATGTAGCTTGACGTCTCATGAAGTGTCGCATACAGTCTCATGTAATCCGATGGGATCCACTCCCGCGACGCTCTCCTGACGCTCTGGATGAGCCGCACCATCGGTCCAGAATCGGGGCCAACATGCTCGTCATCGAGACCAACAGACAGACCGTGATCGTCAACGTCGTGAAGCGCTTCGGCCTCGGCCGCGGCTGCTACGAGGCGCGCTGGCGCGACGGCCGCAAGCGCTGCCGCTGCATCGTGCTGATCGACCAGTGGTCCCACGCGGACCGGGACGTCGCCGCCGCGGTCCGCGCCTGCTACGAGGTCGGCCGCCGGCCGGCGAAGGTCATCGTCCCGGACAAGGCGTGGCGCTGAGCCGTCCGGCTCATCGCTCCGGCTATCCGGACCAACTTTCCGCAACTAAGTATCAGCGGCCCGTCATCACGCCCACACTCACAGCGTCTCGATTCTGGGGGGAATCAACCATCATGCGCATCATCCCTGCCGCGATAGGCGCGGCTCTCATTTCCGTCGTCGCCGTTGGCTGCAGCAGCCAGCACGCGGGTACGCCGAAGGCGGCCGCCGACACCAAGGCCGCGCCGGCTGCATCGTCGCTCCCGGCTAGCTCGCCGACCAGCGCGACCGGCGTCACGCAGCCACCGCAGACCACGAAGCCGAAGCCGGCCCGGCCGACTGCGGGCTGGGGCACCTACCGGGTGACCGACCCGCAGCGCGGAACCGTCTACACCATCTCGATCCGGCCCGGCCTCGACAACGCCGAGGTCCAGCAGGTGCAGGCCTACCGTCGCCTGACCGGATATGTGAAGCCGGTCAACTACGTCACCATGACGATCGACAACACCAAGGGCGCCGAGACCGCCTGGTATTCGGACCTGTCCATCGTCTCGACCGCGGGCAAGACGTATCCGCTCGAGACCGCCAGCAACGAGGTCGACGCCATCCGTCAGGACATCACCAATGAGGATGACAACACCGAGATCAACACCGGCAATGCCATCACCGACGCCGACTGGGGGGGCGACTCCAACGTGTTACCGGGGGCGAAGTCGAGCGTGCTGATGATCGGCGGCGCTGACATGCCTGAGCCGGGCCGCGTGTTCCTCGACGAGAACGAGGCGCATCGCGCCGGTTGACAGAAGATAGCGCCCCCGACCGGTGTTCGAGCACCGGCCGAGGGCTAACGATTCAGACCATTGGGGGTCCGATCGCATGTCCGAAAATGTACCCGACCACAACCTGCCCGAAGGGCTGATGAGGGATCTAGTGGAGCTGTTCGCCCGCTACGGTCACGCCATCACTCCGGACGCCGTATTGGAGGCGATGATCCGGCTCCTGCGCGGCGACGGTAACGACCGGCGCTCGAGCAGCCGCATGATCTACGTCAAACTGGTGAACGCCTACAAGCGGCCGCCGACCGACTTCATTCGCGGCGAGCGCATGGCCCGGGCGGACGACCTGTCCATGATCACCGGGGAGGCCATTTCCGGGATACAGACCCGAGCAGAAGCTGAAGCGGAAGCTTCCTAAGTTCGCACGAAAGAACGCCCCCGCATCGCCTCGCGAGAGGCGATGCGGGGGCGTCAGGTTGTGCAGGGGACCGAGCTACAGGGGACCGAGCTACGCCACGGGAACTGTGGGCACTGCCGGGACGGCCGGTTGCTCGACGGCCGCGACCGGCGCCGGGGCGGGTGTCTTCGCCACGGGGGTGACGAACTGCCGGGCGATCAGTGCGATCGCGTAGGCCCCGGCCGTGGCGAGGCCGGCGAGTTCTTGCTGATGCGTGGACGGATCCCACGACGTCACGACGTAGGTGAACAGCCAGACGAGCATGGACTGGACCGTGCCGGCCAGGTGGGCGATGGGCTCGTTCGCGATCTTGCCGGCGAACTTCCGAAGGGCGCTCACTTGACCAGCGCCTTGACCCGGGCGAAGTCAGCGTCGGACAGGGTGGCCTCCGGGACGCCAACCTTGACCAGCGCGCTGACGGACTCACTGTCGAGCAGGACGGTGACGCCGGCACCGGAGACGAGCAGGTATGTACCGGGCGTGGTGGGGCGGGCGATGAGCATGTCGGGTAGCTCCTTCTTGGCGGGAGGTGCGGGTGTGGGCGTCGGCGCGGGTGCGCCGTAGATCAGGTCGGACAGTTGCTCGGTGCCGACCAGGACGTCGCGGTCCTCGCCCGAGCTCGGGACGCCGGGCACGGTCCCAGTCTCGGTGTACTGCCAGACCGCGGCGTGGGTCCACGGCTTCGGGACCGCACCCATGTCGGAGGCGTACCGGGACAGGTACAGCCGGGAGTTAGCGCATTCGTCGCAGTGTCCGCCGGGGATTCCGGGCAGCACGTACGCATTCCAGAACCAGCCGCCGGTGTAGGTGTCGAGGCGGTAGCCGCGCGACTGGACCCGGGCCCGGAAGGTATGTATCCAGTTATGAATCTGGGTCGGCGTCCGTCCGCCCGGGCTGGTCGGGTTGCTGGTCGGGTTGCCGTTGTGCTCGATGTCCAGGACCGGCTGCAGCATGCCGGGGAACTGGTTGAGGCGCGAGGTGAATCCGTCGGCCGAGGCGACCGGGTCGAGGTTGGGGTGGGCCCAGAAGTAGCCGCCGACCGGAATGCCCACGGCCAGCGCGCCGGCCCGGTTCGCTGCCCATCGGGCGTCCGGCGAGCCGGTGCCTTCGATGACCTTGCCGTAGGCGAACTTGATGCCGGCGGCCTTCACTGCATGCCAGTCGATCACGCCCTGGTAGTGGCTGAAGTCGAAGCCCTGATCTGCTGTCATTGCGGGTGTCCGATCGGTAGGGGTCAGGGGGTGAGAATGTCCTCGACCTTGTAGGGGCCGCCGGCCGATGGGACGGTGATATTCCAGCGGGTGGCCATCGATTCCCGGATGACGTAATACGACCCGGGGGAGTTGGAGAGCAGGTCCATCGACCACATGCCGGTGTCGTCGGTGACCGCGGTGGCGAAGCCGCTGATCTCGCGTCCGTCCGAGAGCCACGGGCTGGCCGAGACGAGGGCCGCCGATACGGTGACGCCGACGTTCGGCGCGCCGGTGGGCAGGATCAGGGTGTTGGTCACCGTGATGAGCGTCGGATCTCCGGAGCTGCTCACGCCGGGCAGCGCGAGCCCCAGCAGCGCGAGGCCCGGGAGGGCGGTCGTTGTGGTGGTCACGGGGACGCCACCGCCTTGCCGGCGCTCGCCCCGTCGGCCCAGGTGTTCCCGGACCAGACGTTGCCGGGGTCGGAGGCGGTGTAGTAGGCGGCCGGTCCGTAGGAGCCGGCTTTCGGGAAGTACCGGTTCGAGAATTGGTTGCCGGTGATCACAATGTTCGCGGTGGAGTAGCCGCCGGACCGGGCACCGCCGTAGATGGTGTAGCCGCCGCCCGCGAGGAGGTTGTCGGTGACGGTGCGGTTGACCTCGTTGCCGTACTGCGCCGTCAGGTAGATCGCGGCGGTCTGGTCCTGGTCGTTGAGGATGGTGTTGTGGTGGATGGTGAGCTGGCCTTTGCTGCCACCCCATGACCCGATCGGTTCGGTGTGATCGCCGGGCACGAATCCCATGTCATGGAAATACGAGTCGGCGATGACACCCTGTTCGACTTGGACGTCGTGGCTGATCCAGTAGGCGTTGACTCGTTGCACCGTCAGGCCGGCAGCGTTCGCCCCGTTGTAGTCGAAGATGCCGTACATGAGGCGGCTTTTGCCCTGGTTGACGCCGTGAATGGTCGAGTCCTGAATGACGGTCCCCGACGCGCCGGTGAACAGCTCCACGCCGAAGCTGTTTCCGGATCCGACGATTTCGCAGTTCCGGATGACAACGCCCGCGTTCTTCACCAGCACGGTGCCGGTGATCTTCAAGTTCTGGATAACCTGCCCGTCGTGGCTGGTCGTGATCGGGCCCGAGTTGGTCAGGTCCGTGCCGGCGGGAACACCCGTGTTGGTGGCGTCAGGGAATCCCGATGCCGGGCCGGTGGGCAGCTCGGTGGGGGTTTCGGTCATCGTCGGCGCCGGGGTTGTCGCCGACGAGCTCGGTGTCGTCGGATCGGCGGTGGGGCTGCTGGTCGTAGGGCTCGCCGTCGGCGACGGGCTGGTCGGCGGTGCGCTCGGCGTGACGCAGTTCAGGGGCGACACGACGCCATTGGCGATGGAGAAGGAGCAGGTCTGGTCGCCCTGCACGGTCGCCCCGGTCTGCCCGGACGCGGTCAGCGTCACCGCAATAAGCGAACCGGCCAGTGCGCCGGCCGCGAGCAGGGCGGCCTTGCTGCGCGCGCTGGTGATGCGGTGCCGGCCGGTCACAGTGCGGTCCAGACCCACGTCGGCGCGGTGCCGGTGTAATCCAGGGTGATCGCCTTCGAGCTCGGCAGCTCGAACAGCGCGCCGGTCAGCGATGCGGCCGTGGACACAGCCACCCCATCGACCTTCACGTCGGTCATTGAGGTGCCGGTGATGTAGACCGCGCAGCGCTTGAAGAACGGGTTACGCAGCGCCGTCCCGGATGCCGGAATCGTCGGCGCGGTGACCGCGCCGGGGGCCTGCCGGAAATTCTTGATGTCCACGTTGGTGGCGCCGGATACGGTCGGGGCGGTGTGCTGGTAGTCGGCCCAGCCGATCTCCCCGGTCAGCGCGCTGATGGAGCCGGTGAGGTCGATGATGTGGCTTCCGCCGGACAGCATTGCCTCACAGTCCAGGAGCCCGATGTTGATCGGGAACTGCGGCGTCCCGGACGATGAGGAGCTGCAGAACAGGGCCGTCTTGAAGCTCTCGCAGCCGATGTAGAGGATCGACGCACCGTGCAGGACCGCGCCGGACGCGGCGACGAACACGCCCGTGTTGACGTAGAGGAATCCGAGGCGCTGTGCGTTGAAGTGCTCCGAGATGGAGATCCCGTAATACCAGCCCTCGCAGGTGTACGACTCGATCTGGCTGATGTCGTTGTTGACGGCCTTCGGCATGCCCAGGCCCATGCCGGTGGAGTTGGTCGGCTGGGTGGTCAGGTTCGGCGTCGCGCCGGTGGTGGGCACGAACACGGTGCATTTCGCTTCGCGCACGTAGGCGGATGCGACCTGCCGGAAATCGAATCCGACCATGCTGGGGTTCTGTGGCGCGGACAGGACGATCCCGTCGATCACGATGAGCATGTTGGAGAATTTGTCGTTGCTCTCGGTGCCGCCGTTGTAGTTCGGTCCGGGGCCGCCGATGATGCTCGGGTCGCCCCAGGTGCCGTCCGTGGTGAGCCCGGTGAGCGTGGTCATGATGACCGTGCCGTCGCGCTGCGGGACAGCCTGATCCCAGTGGGAGTAGGCCGCCGATCCGTAGCCGTGCAGCACGAGCGTGACCTTGTGCAGGGTCGCGGTGACCAGCGGCAGGGGGAGGATTGCGTTGCCGAGCGACCCGGCGTCGCCCTTCGTCAACGGCCCGTTGCACAGGTAGATCTTGGACTGGAACTGCACGTCGGCCCGGTAGGTGCCGGCGGCCTGCGCGTTGGCGACGGCCGTGGCGAACGCTGCTTTGATGGCCGCCGTGTCGTCGGTGCCGAACACGACCCGGGCCGCGGAGACGGTCGTCCCGGCGTTGGTGGCGAGGGTGACGTGCGTGCCATCGGTGAAGGCGGAGATGGTCGTGGTGAGCGCGACCCCGGCCGCGCCGGCACCGGCAACGGTGATGACCTTCCCGACGTCGCCGGACGCGAACGCCGCGGTGGCCGAGGAGAACGCGGCCGTGCCGGTGGTGATCGCGCCGTCGAACACGACCTTCGCGTCGCCTTTCGCGCCGGCGTCCTCGACGAAGTACCGGGCGCCCTTCACCTGCAGGAGGGACGCGACCGAGGCGCCGCCGAGGTTCGTCAGGGCCGTGGCCGGCGAGGCCACGTCGGACAGGTTCGCCGTCTTCTGCATCCGCGCGGCCAGCGCGGTCGCGGTGGTAGCGGCGTAGTTGTTGTCGTCGCCGAGCGCGTCGGCGAGTTCCTTCAACGTGTCCAGGGTGGCTGGCGCCGAGTTGACCACGGCGGCCGCCGCGGCAGTGGCACTGCCGGCCGGGTCGAAGTCGGTGGCCGCATGGGTGGCGGCGGTGCCGAGCCCGAGGTTGGTGCGGGCGGTCGGAGCGTCGGCCAGGTCGGACAGGTTCGCCGCCTTGGCTGCTGCGGCGCCGGCCGTCGCCTGGGCTGCAGTGGCGGTGGTCTGCGCTGCGGCGGCAGCGGTGCCGGCGCTCGTGGCGGTGGACAGCGCCGTGTTGGCCTGTGTCGTGACGGCGGTGATGCCGTCGTCGCGGCCCTCGAGTTCGGGGCCGGAGATCGGGGGGACGGTCGGGTCGTCGGTGAAGTTGGCGTAGTTCGTGCGGACAGGGGTGTAGACAATGTCGGCCATGCGCAGCCTTTCCCGGTGTGGGGTTAGCGGAGGACCCACACCCAGGTGGGTGCGGTGCCGGAGTAGTCGAGCTCGATCGTCTTGCCGGTTGGGACTTCCACGAGACCGGCGGTAATGCCGAGGGCCTGCCCGTCGACCTTTATCCCGGTCAGCGTGCCGGCCACGTAGACGGCGGCGTCACGCCAGAACGGGTTCTGCAGCGGCGTGGCCGTCGCGGGTACGGATGGTGCGGTGACAGCGCCGAACGCCTGGCGTTCGTTGATGACCCGCAGCTGCTTGGCGCCGACGACGGTCGGAACGGACAGGTCGTATTCGGCCCAGTGCACTTCGCCGATCAGCGCGCCACCGAACGATCCGGTGTTGTCCGAGATGTGGTCCCCACCGGAAACCATCGCCTCGCAGTCCAATTGCCCAATGAATATCGGGAACTGCGGGCTTCCGGATGAGGAGGAGTCGCAGACGACGGCGTGCCGGAACGCCTCGCATCCCATATACAGAATGGATGCACCGTGCAGCGGTGCGCCGCCGGCCCGGATATACAGGCCGGTGTTGACATACAGGAAGCCGATGCGTTGGGCGTTGAAATGCTCCGACACCGACAGGCCGTAATAGAAGCCTTCGCAGGTGTACGACTCGATCTGGCTGATGTCGTTGTTGGTGGCCTTCGGCATGGCGAGGCCGAGACCGTTGGAGTCGGTCGGCGCGGTCGTCAGTGACGGGCTGCCGACCACGGCCGCGTTCGCGATGCAGGATGCGGAAATGATCTGCGCGGACGCGAGTTGCCGGAAGTCCATGCCGACCATCGACGGGTTGAATGGGGCCTGCACATCCAGGCCGTCGATCACGACCAGCATGTTGGAGAAGAAGTCGTTGAACACGCCTCCGCCGTTGTAGTTCTGGCCCGGCCCGCCGATGATCGACACGTCCCCGTAGGTCCCGTCCGGCGTCAGTCCGGTCAGGGTCGTCTTGATGACGGTGCCGGCGGCCTGGGGAACGGTCTGCAGCCAATGCGAATACGCGGCGGCATTCCCGGCGCCTTTGAGGCACAGGGTGACCTTCCGGGCCGTGGACGCCACGACGGGCAGGTTGATCATGGCGTTGCCCAGGGTCCCCGCGCCACCCTTGGTGACGGTATTGACGAGGTACGTCTTCGCCTGGAACCGGACCTCCGCATATCCGGCAGCGGCGGCCGCCCAGGTGACGGCCGCTGCGATGCAGGAGTTGATGGCGGCCGAGTCATCGGTTGTGCCATCACCCACCGCGCCGTAGTTCTCGACGTAGAAGATCTGCGGGCCGCTGATCAGTGCGACCGCCGCGGCGCTGGCCGCTCCAATCGAAGCCGGCGTGACGAAGTCGTCACCAGAAATTCCGTGAGTTGCGGCATGCAGCGACGGCGGATCGCCGACAGCCTGAGCGCTGAACATGGCAGCGGTTCCGGTCTCCCACTCGGCGGTCCCGGTGGTCGGGTTCTTCCGGACGATCTGCCCGTTCGTGCCGCCGGCCGGTAGGCCGGACCCACCGGAGCCGGGGGTCAGCTTCCCGGTGGCCGCGTCGAAGCCGGGGATCTGCCCGTCGGTCCACGGAACCGAGTCGTCCACGTCGGCCAGCTGGAAGAACGAGACCGGTGAGACGGTGCCGTTCGCGGGGCCGGCCTGAATGACCGCGGCGAGCTCGACCGTACCCACATCGTGCGGGACCACGATGTCGAACGCGTCGGTGAATGCTGCTGGCGGCGCGGCATTGTCCATGCCGGACACGGCCACATGCCAGACCCAGTTTATCGGGGATTCATCCGGGTCGTTGGTGGGCAGGAGTTCGACCGTGAATTCGCCGGTCGTGGCATCGGTGGTGCAGGTCGGCGGGTCGGTCGTCTTGTAGAACAGGTCGCCGGAGGACGGGTCGACCACGCGCGTGATCTGCAGGCTGAACGTCATCTCCGCGCTTTTCAGCGGGCGGGCCTGCTCGTCGCGGAGGGTCCCGACGACGGTGGCGGCGGGAAGGTTTCCCGGATAGGTCATGGGGCGTCTCCTAGAGAACGGCGAACCAGTCGAAGGTGACGGTTTGCAGGTTGGATGCCGGCGCCCCGTTTTGCGAATTCTTGATGGTGAAAGTCAGCGTCGTTGCGGTCCGGGCGGTGCAGGCGATGGTGTACGTGTTGCCAATGGTCAGGCCGGGAACAACAGCCGTAGGCGTCGCTCCATAGTCGTGGGTTACCTGCACTGTGGTGGCCGTTCCATCGGCGTGGAATACGCCCGACCCGGCTTTCAGGTCTGACCTGGAATAGGCCAGCGGCAGTTCGCCGTTGGGCATGGGCTGCACCCGTGCGACGTTGCCTTTCATCAGCCCGGCTGAATGGCGATGATCTGCACCGTCACCTGAAAGGCGGGGGACTGCGCAGCGTCGGACCGGACCACATAGGAGAACCCGGTCGCATCGACACCGCCAGTCCCGGAGTGCGCGGCGGTGCGGATCGTGTTGACCTTCACCGCATTCGTATTGGAGGAGTCCATCTGCGCAGTCAGGGATACGACCGGTGTCGCGGTGAACAGGCCGGCCGGGAAGGAGACGTTGACCGGGTCGACATGCGCGAGCCCGTTCGCGATCGTGACCTGCGAGATCCCGACCCACACGGTGCCGGCATTGGAGAAATCCAGGGCCATGGGTTATTTCCCCTTTTTGATCTTCGACAGTTCGGCTTTTTCCTGGGCCATTTGCTTCTTGTATTCCGCGTTCGACGCGGCGCGTTCGCGGGTGATGAGCTTGCCGCGCGCCTGGTCCCGGGCGATGGCTTGCTGCTCTTGGGTGTTGATGGCGGCTCGCTGCTGCGGCGTGGTGGCGTGCTTACGCTGCTGCGTCGCGCGGGCATGGATCTGCTTCTCGTGCTCGGCGAGGTGCGCCCGCTGTGTTGTGAGGGAATGCTGATACGCCTTGTGTCGGGCCATCGTCCGGGCCTGCAGGATCGCTATCGCTTTCTCCTGTGCGGCCTTGCGCCGGGCCTTCATCGCGGCGATGGCTTTCGCGGCCGCGGCGCGCTGCAGCGCCAGGTCGTTCTGCCAGTGCTCATACCGCAGGTAGTTCGCCGTCGCGAGTTTCGTCAGCGCAGCCTCGGGGTTGCTGGTCGCCGACGGCGGCGCGACGGGGGTGAGGGTGAGGGTGTCGTTGTCGGAGTCGTACTGCACGGCGCCGATGAGGACGTCCGCGGCCTGGCCGGGATAGACCTCGCCGGTGGCCGACGGGGCGACGTAGTGCACCCGTAGGTCCATGCCGGCGTACGCGGTGGCGAGGTCGACCGGCTGGCCGCCGATGTTGCACAGCTGCCCGTAGGTGGCGGTGTACTGGTCGGAGAAGTAGGTGTGCGGCCCGATCTTCGTGATCAGCGAGTCGGCGTACTGCTGGGCATGGGTGGCGGACATCGATCCGACGCCGGACAGGTCGAACTCGTCCTCGATCACACCGAACTTCGCCGCGGCGGCGGCATTGCTGGACATGACCGTCTTCACCGTCTTGGAGGTGGAGTCGGTGTAGTGCACGAAGATGGTGGTGACGTAGCCGTTGAGGGTGCGGGCGCCGGCCGTGTCGACGGCGAAGAACAGGTGTGTGGCGTTCGGCGGCGAGCCGCCCATCGTGAGCGAGCCGGTGGCGTCGACCCGCCAGTACAGGTTGTTGTCGTCGGCGACCTGATTGAGGGCGTCGGTGACCGTCATCGACGCCGACCCCTGATTGGTGCCGGTCTCGGTGGGTAGCGTGCCGGAGCGCTTCCAGGGCAGGCCGCGGGCGATGGCCTGGTCGACGACCTCGTTCAGCGCGAGCGCGTTGTTGCTCGTCGGGGCGTAGGCCCGGTAGGAGGTGCCTTCCGCGCCGATGCCGACGGCGGCGCAGTTCCACGGCGTGCCGGGGGTGGGTTCCTGCAGCCGGCCCCGCCACACCCTCGATGCGCCGTTGATGACCTCGATCCGCCGTCCCGGGGTGAGCGCGCGGTGTTCGAACGCCTCGGGGACCAGCAGGTTCCAGGACGCCTGATCCGGGCCGCCCGGGTAGGTGGAGGAGTAGGTGAGGCCGGTGACGATCCCGAGGCCGTCGAGCCACACCCGGTCCCCGCCCTGCGGCGCGTCGGAGAAGACGCACTGCCGACTCATGTGGACCGCTCACCCTGCCAGCGCGGGTAGATCGTCGCCGACACGGTCGGCGGCCCGGCCAGCGCGTGCGCGAGCAGCGAGTTCGTCCCGGGCTCCAGCGCGATCGGGCCGCCGGAGATCAGCGCCTGCGCGGCGGCCGATGCGGCGGTGGTGCGGCCCTGCCCGCCGAAGTCGATGTTGACCGACCCGATGCCGTACCGCGGGTCGGGCTCGTCGACATACAGGGTGGAGAACGCGACCGGGGTCTGGTTGACCAGCACCGTCTCACCGGTGGTGTCCAGCAGCATCAGGTCGGTGTAGACGTTCAGCTGGGTGTCGGCCAGGACGGCCTGCAGGTTGAATGCGGCGCCGGGTTCGACCTCGGACAGGGGCAGGTTCAGGTCGCCGAGGACGACGTAGGCGGCGGTCGTGTTGGCTGAGGACGTCCAGGTCGCCGAGAGGGTGGCGGAGCCGATGCGGACCGGCGGCACGAACGGTGAGGCTGCCGAGCCGACTTCGACCTGAATGTCATCGACGGTCATCGCCATCGACGCCGGGACGGTGTTGGAGTTCCGGATCCGCACCGACGCCCAGTACGCGCCGGCCGGCGCGGAGCCGGTGCAGGTCGCCCGGACGGTCTGGCCGGTGCCGGGCAGCGCGAATGACGGGGGCGGGGTGGAGGCGGCCAGGAGGTTGAAGTTCTGGTCGTACCAGCCGATGGTGAGGTTCATGTTGCAGGACGCCGAGCCGCCACCGATGAGCACCTGCGCGGTGTAGGGCTGGCCGGCGACGACGGGCGTCAGGCCGGCGCTGGTCGTGCCGGACGGCTGCCCGCACAGCACGCCCCAGGCATTCACCCCGGTGACGGCGCTGGCCGCGTTGGTGATCTTCACTGCGCCCGTCGACCCGGCGAGTCCGGGTGTCACGAAGGTGGTCGTGCCGCCGCCGATGCGGCCGAAGTTCGCCACGCCCGAGGTCGCCTCACCGGCGGTGGCGGTGTCGATCGGGGCCAGGTTCGGGCCGATCGTCTGCGTCACCGTCAGCACGGTGGTGTGCGACCCGGACGCCACCGGTGCCGCGGCCAGAACAGCGGAGTAGGTGCCGCCGAATGCGGCCGCGGGCGCGCCGATGACCGCCGGCATGCCGATGACCGGCGGGAGGGCGGTGAGGATCTGCAGGTTCGGGTCCTGATCGATCGGCGGCCGGTGCAGCAGCATCCCCAGGCCCGCGACCGGCGAGGTGCAGGTCAGGTTCGCGGGCGCCCGGGCGGACCCGGCAATGTCGGGGATCGCGACGACGGCGCCGTGCGGCGTGGACAGCCGGGTGGACGACGGGCCGAGCGCGAACAGTTCGTCGAACCAGATCGGCTGGAAGTCGGGGTTCTGTCCGGCCGACGGGGTCACGAGGACGTTCAGGCGGTAGCCGACGACGGCGGACAGGTCGATGTCCGGCAGGGTCATGGCGACCGAGTTGAACGTGCCCACGCCGGAGGAGAACAGGCCCTTCCCGGTGGCGGTCACCCACACCGGCGCCGAGATGGTGCCTGTGTTCAGGGCCAGCGTCAGGGTCAGGGTCGCCGAGCCGGCCTTGGGCTGATGCAGGACCCGGACCGCGGCGGAGGCGTAGCCGTTCAGGTTCATCGAGGTGGCGAAGTTCCGGGCGATCGTCTGCCCGGTCGCCGGCTGCAACGCCCCGTTGGTCCAGCCCCACCACGGATACACCCGCGCCGAGGACCCGCCCGGGTCCGTGGAGATCGTCGAGTCCAGATAGGCGCCGGTGGGGGCGGTGGAGAAGTTGTCCAGCAGGGCCGGCGTCTGCGTCGCCGCGACGGTCTGCGCGTCGGGGGACCGGCCGAACGGCGCGGCCGAGCAGGTCAGGTCTACCTCGCGCTGGCAGATGGTCCCGCCGGCCTGATCCTCCAGCCGCACATCCCAGGCGATTTTCGGGGTGGCGCGGTAGCAGTCCCAGATCACCGGCAGCCCACCCTCGGGCGTCCACTGCAGCGTGAACGTGGGGGCGTTGACTGCCTCCATCAGGGCGTCGGTCATCTGCGACAGTGCGATGCGGCTGTCCGCGGAGATGATGACCGGCAGGGTGACCGTCTTGTTGCCGGTCCGTAGGCCGGATTGCCGGTCCCCGTCGAGCATCATCCCGGTCACCAGCGTGGTGACGGGGACGGGTGTGCCGAGGTCGTAGCCCATGCCGATGACGTAGTCCTGCACGGTCTCGCCTTGCGGGGCGAGTTCGAACTGGCCGGCCAGCATGAGGGAGTCGGTCACGTCGCCGCCATCAGTAGGTCGGTCCGCCGTAGCCGCCGGACGCGCCGGCTGCGGCCGTCGAGGCGGTGAATGCGGAAATGTCGGAGAGCAGGTCCCGGATCTGGGTGAGAATTGCGCCGTTGTCGGTCGCGCCGAGCTCGCGGCGGATCGTGTCGGTCATGACGTCCTCGGGCATGACCGCTTCCCGGCGGCCGGTGGCGTTCATGGCCATCGTCGCGCCGGGGTTCAGCCAGCCGCCGTCGTCGTACCAGTGCGGCGACCGGGCGGACCATTGCCCGAAGGCGTTCGACGGTGTGCCGTAGGAGCCGGCGATGTAGTCCTCGCCGTATTCGACCTGCTTTTTGTAGTTGGTCGTCTTCGGCCCGTACGACCCCCATGTGGAGTCCAGGAATTGGGCGATGCCGAACGCTGAGCTGGTCGGGTTGGCGGCCAGGTTGTTCCACCCGGACTCCCCGTTCCACAGGGAGATCAGGGGGGCCATCTGGCCGGCACCCCAGCCGTGGCTGGCCAGCAGCGTGCGGGCGTAGGCCTGCGCTGCGGCGGCGGTCGCCGAGTGCGCCGACATGTCGCCGGTCCCGCCCTTACCCTTGGCGGGGGTCTGCTTCTTCGCAGCCTTGCCCTTGATGAAGTTCTCGGCGCCGTCGGCGACCTTGCCCATGATCCCGTCGGCCAGGCCGGTGAACAGCGGTCCGCCGGGGACTACTCCGACAGCCGCGTTGGCGGCCTTCTCGGCGCCGCGGACGATCCCGCCGACCGCTACGCCGCCGAGTTGCCGCGCCTCATGGCCGGTGGCCTTCGCGCCCTCCCAGGCGTAGTTGCCGAGGTCCTTGATTCCGCTGATCACACCGCCGAGGAAGTAGCCGGGGTGACCGGACTGGCCGGGGCCACGACCGCCGGTCATCCGCAGGGACTCGCGGTTGGAGTAGATCCGGACGCCGCCGCCGGGAAGCGTCTCTCCCAGCTCGGGGCCCTGCTCGCCGGTCCAGAACATGCCGCCCGGCCCCATCGTGCCGCCGCGGGCGAACCCGGGCGTGGGCCGCTTGATCTGCCCGCCGCCGCCGCCTCCGCCCCCTCCGCCGCCGCTGGTGGAGATCGGATTGACGTGCCACTGCGGGACGCCGGGGATCTTGTGGATCGCGTCCAGGAATGGGTCGATGACCTTGGTGATGATCCAGTTGATCGGCGAGACGAATGCTGCCTTGATGCCGTCCCAGGCCGAGGAGATCGCGCCGGCCACGCCGTCGAATGCGCCGGTGATCTTCCCGACGATGTGACCCCATGCGCTGCCCACGAAGGATTTGAAGGCGTCCCAGGTGCTGGCGAACCAGGACGACAGTTTGTTCCACGTCGACTTGATCGGTCCGGTGACCGCGTTCCAGGCGCTCGTGAGCGCGCCGACAATGTGGGTCCACGCGGAGGACACGAACGCTTTGAAGCTGCCCCACGCCGCGGAGAACCAGCCCGACAGTGCCCGCCATACCGCCATGACGGGTCCGCCGATGGTGCCCCAGATGGCATGCGCGATGTTGACCCAGCCCTGCCACTCCGCCCGCAGGAACGCGGTGAAGTCGTGCCAGGCGGCGGTGAAGAATCCGGAGATGGCCCGCCAGATCGACACGGCCGCGGACTTCACCGCATCCCATGCGGCAGTCCATGCCGTACGGACGGCATGCATGGCCGAGGAGATCGCCGACCCGATGGCATGCACGGCAGCGGTGACGTAGGGGCCGATCCAGCCCCAGAAGACTTCCGCGACTTTCCGCAGTGCGTCGAAGGCGAGGATGAACGGTCCGACGACGATCGCGAACACGATCTTCCCGGCGACCTCGAGCACCTTCAGGCCGACGTTGAATATCGCGGTGATGGCCGTCCAGGAGGCTTTCGCCGCGGCGGCGATGGCCGAGAATGCGGTCTCGAATCCGCCCTTGATCGCGCTGAATATCGCGCTGAGGCTGGCGACGATCGCGGACCAGTGTTCCTTGATCAGGATCGGCAGGCCGAGGAACGGAATGAATGGCTTCAGCCAGTCCGGAACGCTGTTCTTGATCCAGTTGACGACGGTGGTGAACACGGCCGGCAGCGTCTTGGTGAAGAAGTCGGTGATCACGTTGAAGTGCTTGACCAGCTCGACGATCCCGACGATCAGGCCGGCGATGGCCAGCCCGATCAGGACGATCGGGTTGGCGTCCATAGCCAGGTTCCACAGCGCCCACGCGGCCGCCACGGCGACGATGATCGGGGCGAGCGGGGTCAGGAATTTGATCAGCGGCGGCAGCAGGTTCGCCACGAACTGCAGGAAGATAGCGGCCAGCGGGGTGAGGACGGTGAGGATGTTCACCAGCGGCGCAACCATCGGCAGGAACGCGGTGAGCAGCAGCCCGAACGACTTCACCAGCGGCGGTAGGAGCGGGGCGAGCGATCCGGCCAGCACCTGCCCGAACTGGGTGAAGGCCAGCACGATGCCGGGCAGGATCGGGGTCAAGGTCTTCACTGCGTCCAGCAGCAGTCCGGACAGCAGGTGCGCCACGATCCCGAGCACGGGCGCCAGCGCGGACAGTGCGCTGTTGATGAGGGTGCCGAGGATGCCGATGAGCGGGGTGAAGGCCGGGGCGAGGATCTGCACGGCCTTCGCTACGTCGGCCAGCAGCGGCGGGAACGGGGTCAGGATGTTCGACACGAGCGCCCCAATGACCGGGGCGAGCGCGGTGAACGCCCCGGCGACCGGCTTGATCAGGGGAACCAGGGACACCAGCGCGGCCGACAGGCCACCGGCGACGGCCTGCACGATCGTGCCGAGCGGGCCGGCCAGGCCCAGGATGATCTGACCGAAGGCCGCCAGGCCGGGTGAGAGATCCTTGACGACGCCGATCAGTTTCGACCCGAGCACTTGGGCGACCTGCACCACGATCGGCAGCAGCGGCTCCAGCGCCTTCACCACGGTGCCGAGCAGCTTCCCGAGCGTGCCGAGGACGGGCTGCAGGCCGGTGAAGAAGCTGGTCAGTTCCTTCTGGTTGCTGGTCCCGCCGGTGATGGTTTTGAACGCGGCCGAGACGAGGTCCAGTTTCCCCAGCAGCGACCCGCCGAGCGGGGCGGCGGCGGTGAGGATGTGGCCGATCCCGCCGCCGATGTTGAGGACGATCGACAGCAGCGTCTGGAAGGCGTGAATACCCCCCTGAATGAAGGAGTCCAGTTTGCCGGAGTTCGCGGCCTGCTGGATGAAGGCGGCGAACTTCTTCCCGAGGTCGGCGATGGTGCCGGCCAGCGGGGTGAAGTACTTCGCGGAGGTCTCGCCGATCCGGGCGAACGCGCCGACCACCGGCGCCACGGCCGGGGTGAGGGCGTGCAGGGCCGAGGCGATCTGCAGCAGCATGGTCCGCAGGCCGCCGCCGCCGAGGCTGGACTGCAGCCCCGACAGCGCGCCCTTGCCGAGGCCGTTGACTGAGGTGGCGATCGCGCCGAGCCCGGACCGCAACTGCGGCAGGAACGTCAGCGCGAGGCTTTTCACCTGCGCCGCAGTGCCGGCGAAGAAATTGTTCTGGACACCCTTCTGCAGGGCATCGAACGCCGGCTTGATCGCCAGAACGGATTTGACGAAGGTCTGCGCGTTCGGCGCGAGATCCTTCATGTCCGCGGCGAGTTTCTTCTGCGCCGCCGCCGACCCACCCGCGGCGGCGGCCTGATCCTTGAACGCCTGCGACACGCCCATCGTCGCGAGCTTCACGGTGCCCATGACGGCGAACAGGGCACCCATTCCGGTGACGACCAGCGGGGCAACACCAGCGACCTGGGACAGCGCGCCGACGACGCCGATAGCAGCGCCGCCGAGCGCCACTGCAGCGCCGGCTGCCCCGGCCACACCGATCGCCTTGGTGGCGAGCATGGCCGGGGCCACGACCTGCTTCAGCGCCGTGCCGAGCGTCTGGACGCTCCACACGTTCGCGGCGAGCTTGTTCAGGCCGTTGCCGGCGCCGAGCGAGAACGCATTGCCGGCGTCGTTGCCGGCAGATGCGAACCGCGCCTTCGTGGCTTTCAGTTTGGAGTCGGTGCCGGTATTGAATCCGTCGCCGAATTTCCCGCCGGCCGACTGCCCGGCCGCCGCGGCCGCCGGGTCAGCCTGCCGGCCGCCGTCCTGAATCGCCTTGCGGACATCGTTGCCGAAGTCCTTGCCCATCGCCCGGATACGGACCCAGGCTGAGGCAATGACGTCCTCAGCCACGCCCGCGGTCCTCCGGGTTGCGGAGGTCGATTTCGTCTCCGCCGCCGGGCATCTTCATCTGCAGTTGCTGCGCCCGTTCGGCCTGCTCGGTTTCTCCCCACGTCTGGAATTGGTCTTCCAGGAAAGGCTCGTTCAGCTTGTCCAGCAGCATGTTGCGAACCTCCATCCGTGGCGTCATGGGGTCGAAATCCTCGACGAGGTAGGTGAATACGACGTCGCCGAATTCGGGTGCGGCGAGTTCGGCTAGTTCTCCTCGTCCCTGTCGGAGCCAGCGGCCATTGAGATCGGGCCAGACGATCGCTGCCCAGCCGAAGAGCCGGACCGCGTGGCAGTAGGGCGTTTCGCGTACCGCTCCTGCAGCCATTTGAAAAGCTCGTTCAGCGTGTCGACGTGCACATACGGATCCTTGGAGCGCAGCAGCGACACGAGCCGGGGCTGGTCCTCGGGCACGACCGCGGATTCCAGGAGGTGCAGCAGCGCACCCGGCAGCGGGTCGCCGTTCTCGTTGGTCTGCGCGGCGACCTCCATCAGCAGGCCGCCGGGAACCACTGGCATGAAGGTGAATTCGCTGACCTCGACGTCCTTGTGGGGGTCGAGGAAGACGGCTTCGATTTCGATCGGGAAGGTCTCGGGGCGTTTGCTTCCGGCCCTGAATCGGTGTGCGGCCATGCGGGTCTGCCTTTCATGCGGGTTATTGGTTCGGGCTATTTGCCCATCACTGCCTTGAGGGGGTCAGCGAGATACGGGTTGGCTTTCGTGCCGGGGTGGTGGACCTTCTTGAATGCCACGACGGACCCGACTTTGGGCCAGAAGAACACCAGCGGTTTCCCGGGCCGGGCCACGATTTCGTGGGGTGCGGTGCCGTTGTGGTGCATCAGCGCGTACGACACGTCCGAGCCGACGAGGACTTCCAGATCGCCGTCGG